GAATGGCGCAAGCAATTCTCTTCAAGAGTTTCCTTGGCGTACTTCACAGTAATCACTTCTGGCATATTGTTCTTAACCAACCAATCAGAAAATATCTTAACAAACTCATAAGTCTGTGGCAGTTCGCCACCAGTATCTGCAAACAAAATTAGGTCTGGAATAACTCCACGCTTCTGCATTTCAATCAACATCGCAGCGGAGTTTGTGCCTCCTCCGAATGATATGATTAAAGGGGTCTTCATCTCCAACTAGGACCAGTATACCAGGCCACCAACACCCAGCGTGTTCCCCATATCGGCGCACGCGCTCTGTGTTCGATGTAAGACGGAAACCAGCACCCTGCTCCCTGCTCGCGGATAAACCTTGCGTTGTCTATGTCCGCCTTCACCTGCAAGCCTCCGCCCAGGTACTCATGTGGAGCGGATAGGTTGACCACCGCCGTAAGTTTGCGGTCACTTCCATTAAACGTATCCAGATGCCACCAAAACTGCTGGAGCGGATTGTATCTCAGGATCTGGAACTGCTGCGCTCCAGTTATATCAAACCTCCAGTACTCGCTGTTAATCGATGCGGTGAGTTCTCCCATTATCGCGTACAGCCATTTGTAATGCTGCGACATCGGAACCCAGCAGGAGGAGCAGGTACGCGCAAATGAATTTCTAGTCTTTCCGTTCTTTTTCAACACAGTCGCTCGCTTCATGCCGATCACCTCGGCATCGTTTCGGATCATGTCGCATTGGCTAGGCGTTAGGACGTACCGATCCACAGATGCGGTAAGCGTCTTTTGAATGAACTTATTTTCCTCCATTTAGAACCTCCTTTATGATGTCAACTATTTGTAAGACTATGTACGCGCTCAATGCCAGGATCGAAATGAGTATTGAGAAGATCAATACAATCCAAGCCACAACCTTGAATACGTCCGAAATGAAATCAACAAATTGCATAGTTCTCCTCCATCATCCTGCGAAGGAGCGTCTTGTTGCCGATCCTAATCCCAGCAGCCCTGCACCACCACCCAATCGTTCCATTCCTAAAATCCTTCAGCAGTCGTTTCACTTCTGCCGTGTTCCTGTACTCCCAGGCATCATTGATCATCTTGTCCTTCCAATCTGGCGCAAGCTTCATACCGCACACAATCCCCCTCCTTCGTAGCATGCGAAGATCCTTGATCGCTTGGATGGCAACTTCGCCAGCAAGCTGTTGTAGTCTCTCGTCATAATCGCCCTTGGTTAGCTGCGTGGAGATCATCGACGCTTCTTCTTGCGATTGGCTGCTACCCAATGTGCGTAAGTATTCCAAAGCATCGCAGCAGCCTGCGCCTCGCTCTTCGTTTCAAAGATATCCTGCAATGGTGGCAATCCTTCTGGTGGCCTTGCCCCATGTAGGCGCGGTCCGATCACATTGCCTGCCAAAGTATGAATCCTCCATGCGCCAGCCTCCTCGACAACCTTGACAAAGGTCATCGTCCAGCTTCTTTCAGCTTGGCATCGTCTTCTTGGATCTGGCCAGCTAACTTAACCAGATCATTCGACTGTCCAGCGTAGTGGATAATGTAGGCATCCTTGTACCTATCCAATCCAAAATGGGATTCGACGCTGGTCATGCAGTTGTAGGCTGGGTCGAGTGGGGTCAGCTCCATGCCCCACAAGTGCGCCTGGATGTTCATCCAAGTTTGTTCGCCAAAATGGTTGGGGTAACAACCAAACGGAGGGCATGAGAATAGGCCAAGGAACTTATTGCTCACTACGAATACACCAGTATTGACGTAGAACCTGGGCGTGATCTTTCCGCCAAATCCTTTCGCAAGGTCAACCATCCCCTGCTTTCTGTCCAGAAACTCCCCCTCGTCCAAGGCGCAGAAGAAGTGCTGACTACCCTCAGAGTCAGGACCACCAAGATCCTCGCAGTCGTTTGTCACTAGAACGTCAGCGTCCAAGAACATGACCTGCTCATAACCCCTGGCGAGCATAATGTTTCCGATTGCCAGCTTCGAGTATTGAACTGGCTGCGTAACTGGCTTATCAATTGCCATGAAATCAATCGCGTACTTCTTTGCGTACGCCTCCATCCTTGGCTGGGTTATGCTTAAAATCTTTTGCCAATCGTCTCCGAATGCCTGAGTAACTAATGCGCGTTTCATTTCTTAATGCCGTATTCCAAGGCTTTCTTTATCACATATTCAATCACAGCTTCCTTGTCTTTCTTGAGAAGCCTCATTCCAGTCTTAAACAATTCTGCGCCTGTCTTCTCATCGTAGTTCACATCCACAAGAACCATCTTTGGTGCTGGCCTTGATTTGCCAAATGTTATTTTTCCTAGCTTCATTTCTTCTTGGCCTTTCTTTTCTTCTTTGGTTTGACTTCCTTCCACACCTTGAAATCAGTATCCAAGTCCACGGATATAAGCATTAGCTTTTGGTACAGCTTCCAGCCCACCCCAAGTGGCAGCAGCGTGATGCTCACGAAGTCCCCCAAGTGATAGAATATTTTCGATAGGATTGTCATTTCGAAATTTCTACTACTGCGTATTTGGGCAGTCGAGCTTTTTCGTAATCTTTTTCACATTTAAAAAATAAATCTAAAACAGGTAATTTACTTGACCCACTAGCCTTTCTCTGAATTACCGCTGTGCCTGTATCCACCACAACCCACTCTTGTTTAGATCCAACTATATTGACCTTGCTCCATGCTGGTATGACCCTATGGTCGGTGGCACAATGCCGTCCAGCCTTGAGGCGAACACCCTCGCTGCTTTGTAGCTTGCTGGTGTAATAGTCTTCCCCTGGCCAGTAACCAGTAACGCGCACCTTGATCTTCTTCTTGGGTGGCTGCATGTCGACCATGACATTGGATGCCATAGACGTTGATAGAATAAAAATGGCCAATATGGCCAATGTTCTCATTTGCCAGCGTCAAAATCTTCTGTTGCTTGAATGGACAAGAGATCATCAGCTTTTTCCAACAATTCCTTGCTTGGATTCTTTATGTCCTCGGTAGCAGTTGAGATTTCAATCTTTGACATAATCACATTGTTGACCACCTCGGCAAAGTAATGTTCTCTATAGCCAACTGGACCAATATCCTCGGTGATAGTATCAATCTCTGCGTTGCCATACGCAGTATACTTTTCTCCATTAAACTCAAAATCAACACTTACATCTTCCATAATCATAGCCTTGGGACCTCCTTTTTAATTTGTGCTAATACGAACAAGGATCTTACCAGAGCGCGCTCAAGGTGGTCAACACTTGTTTCACCATTGTTATCAGGGCAAGGCATGGATTTGTGGAGCTGCATCTGTGCTGTGGCTAGGTGACGAACAGCCCTAGCGATATGGTAATCGTGGGTAGGACGATCCTTCTCCAGCCAATCACCATAACCAGACTTATCCGATCCCTTACCCATCACGCGCCAGACGATTTCCTGCGCAGCGTTACCCATGTCCTGAATTGTTGGTGCAGTCATTTTGCAAGCCTCCTATAGAATTGGTCCAGTAATCCTTCTAGCCATAATACATCTGCTGGGTCGATCATAATTTCATCCCAGGAGGAGTATAACCTTTTACCCAAGCCCACACTCTCAAGAGCGCATTGAATGCGATCCCAGCTTGGTACAGCTCATCGTCTTCCCACACCCTAGTCATCAACTTGCTGGAATCATTCGAGGCAAGTACGATGGATACGCACGCTGCTTTGGGATTCTCGCTTGCTATTCTGTAAGCCCACAACTGCGGACAATCGGAGGTTTCATAGAACGGCGAGTATTTGGGATTCACCTTGCGATTCTTCAGATCGATGATCGCGTCACCAATTCCTTTAAGCTTCACATATGCGTCACAACGACCAGCGTATCCTGCGCCAACCAGAGCCTTCTCGCACCAATACGTCTTCTCTACGTTTTCGTCGGCCCACTTCTTGAAGGTCGCGATGTAGGGCTGGAGATCTTCATCTTTACACACAGCGCGTCCCATGAGGATATTCTCGGCTTGTTCGTGCATTCGCGTGCCATGCTCAGCTGCTTTCGATGTTGACTCTTTAGAGTCTTTAACCACTCTTCGAGCGTAATCTTCGAGCGTTTCATTTTCCTCCTTTGGCAAGGTAAGCGATGCCATGATACTTTGTTCAATTTTCCAGTTGGTCAATTGGGGCTTATCCAAAATAGACAAAATCGAAGTGACGCTAGGATATAAACCCATCTTCCTGGCATCTGCCACAGTTGTATTCCGCTCGTTGCCGTTCTTCCCAATTACAACGTGTGCGGATTTTCCGTCTTCAGTATACCAATGACCGCTAGACTCGGTTTGAACAAGTCTAGCTGTCGATGGCTCCTTACTGGTAATAGTAAGTGCCATACAATTTAGAACGGAACCTGGTTGCCGTCTGCGTCAAGTTCAGCTTTGCTGGCAGTAGGTTTTCCTGCTGCCATCTGGAACTCCTTGCTGGCGCGAACCTTGTCCTGTAGCCACTCTGGAAGAGCAGCGAAGACTTCGTTCTGGCCATTCTCAATCTCGTAGAATACATGCGAATTAACCGACTCCTTGGGAGCAGTCATGCCTTTAGGCAACTTGCTGATCGCATTGATGGCGCAGTACTGCCTGCCTGCCTGAGATGTTTTGTGCATCAAGGTAAGCAGGGCTGCCTTGCCAAGCAGATTCTTGAGGCTGAACGATGCCAGCTCTTTCGATGTGAAAGCTGCACCGCGCCAAGACTCAAGGTGCTTGCGGAGTGTGGCACGCTCCCCCAGCGAGCGAGTCAACTCAAGACTGACCATCATAGGCTTGGTAACCTTTGTGGTCTTGCCATTCTCCACCACCTCTCCCTCGATCACCTGGTCAGGCAATTCGAAGGTTAGTCTCACTTTGGGAGACATCTTCTTCTCGCCGTCCCAATTGGTTTCTTGGAGTCCCATGTCAATCAATTGGACCAAGACTCCCATCGTCGTTCCTGCTTCAGGCAGTTGACGTTCCGTTGCTTTTGCCGATTCACTTAGTGTTAGGCTCATTTGTTTCGTACCTTTCTTTTTTTGGTTTTGGTTTTTGTGTCAGGTGTAAGTTGGACTAGGACTGAAAACAGATTCTTATTTGTTGGGGTTAATAGTTGAGAGATCAGATTGTTCTTGTACATAGAATCCTTTCGCGACTGTGGTGTGTGTTGGTTGATTGGGTGCATATTCAATAGTGACATTGGCAGGCGCGAGTTGTCTAGCTAATTCGCACGCGCTGTCGGCGGTTAAAATAACAAGCCATTCCTTACGGCCATTACGGCGGAAGAACACCGCTGGGATCTTGCCTGCTGGGCAGTCGCGCTTCGACTGCTCCATCCACTCCTCTGGCTTTAAAGCCTGACAGCGTTTCCCCTCGATATGGAAGGGGAAGTTCTCGCACACCACATCTCCACTCCCACCCTCTGGATTGCCAGCGTATTGCTGACTACGGCGAGCCTTCTGCCATCCCTGCTCGCGAAGATAATTAGCTAATTCACGCTCCCCTGCTGCACCTTTTGCCCTGCTATTAATTTTGCCCATTTGTTGGTTTTAGCAGACCAACCCAGGGCGCGTCGAGATCTATTTTTAATTAAGCCAAGTTTTATTAGCGTGACTAATATCCTCGTCAAACTTGCGAATCATTGCTTGCATGGTCAACTTCTTGACCATCTTTTGGTTCTTCTTGACCCACTCCACCGCCTCGTCAAAAGACTGCGCGTCCTTCAGGCCATCCTCGAAATACTGCCATGCCTCCTTCTCGGTCATAGGTTTTTAAATACACGCCAACCACCTCCTGTCGACGGACAAAGCTTGGTTGTTACCGACCTGCACTTGGCGATAGGCAACAGCCAAAATAGGTCATCATTCATCCCCCAACAGGCAACGTAATCAACACCACTAATAGCGCGCTTTGGTATGTTAAACCCATTACCACTACTGGTAGTGAAGCGGTACTTGGTACGACCAAGCTCTATGGCTTGGGCGGTCTTAACTTGGATGCGGTAAAACTTGTTATTCTTCTCTGCTACCACATCATACCCAGCAAAATCCTCGTAAGGCGTAAGCACGCTGTATCCGCATCGCAACAACGCACTAGTAACGCGAGCCACCCCTACCGCACCTATTTGCCGTGAAGTTAATTTCATTGTTGACGTACTCCTAATTTAGCAGATACTAGAAAAATGAAAACTACAAACACACTTATCGCGCTTGCCCTCTCTACTGCGTTTACATGTCTCGCGGATGACCGCTTGAGCCAAGAAATTGTGGCTGCTGTCTATCGAGGTAGCAGTACGCATGTGCTTGCTGGGAATTCCGCTGTGGGTGCTGGTGGCGCGCTTGTCAAAGCAGGAGACACACTTCTTACCCCTGAGGGTGCTTATGTCCAAGCTGGTGGGAGCTACCTCAAGCCTGGTGGAGGTGCTGTCGTTAAGGCTGGCAGTAGCTACGTTGGAACGGATAGCGCGCTTGTTAACGTTGGTAGCGGACTGAATCTTATTCTTATTGGCTCGGATGGCGCGAGCATTGGGGCTGGCAATACTATCCTTCGCCCCCTTCTTCTTCCGCACTAGCCTACCCCCCACATCGCTTGCCGATTCCTTATCCTGTTCTCAAGACCAGCGATAAACTTCTTTCGGCTTGAGTCGTTGTAGGCCAATTCGTATTCGTAATCCAATTGTGCCTGACTCATAGCCTGCATTAACGCGCGTGGGTGAACTTTGTTGATTGCCTCTAAAGTTTTAGGACCAATCTTGCCATCCACATCAACCTTAATCTTAAGAGAGTTTAGCCCTTTCTGGATAAACCTTGTTGCACCGCCCATCCCTCTATTGAACGCGAGATCTTGCGTGAATGCTTGCATGACTTTAGGCAATTTGGATACGAGTGGGCTGGTGTATTCTTTGATATATCGCGCTGCCTCTTTCGCCCTTTCCTCCGCTGGCAACTCTGAGAGCTTTTTGAATTCTTCTGGATGGTATTTGTCATTGATCCCAGCTATCTCATAGCTTCCACCACCATCTCCGTCAGGCAACTTGTAGATCGCCAAATTGCCGTTGTGATCGAACCTACCCTCAAGCTTGACTGTCTCAATTGCAGCCAATAGGAGCGGATCTACTTCTGTTCCGCTCATAGCACACCCTATTTCTTATTGATTTCTTGCTCAACCGCTTGATTGCGGAGGGCATCGTGAATTTCCTTGATGTCTGGATCTTGGTTGGCTTCGTAAATCTTGTTTAGGGTAGCGATTGCTGCGGATGTGTTGGAAACAGGCTTATTTGCGTTTGTGGCAAGCCAGCTTACAAACTCTGGATTGGTGAATAGTCGAGCAGCCTGGTTGGCTTGAATCATCAATCCGATTACACCTTGAGCAAAACCCAACTTACCAGCAAATAAAGATCCTTGCACGCTGGATATTGTTGCTGGTCCAACCACAGCTCCAGCCGTGCCTGATGGATTGGCTAGAATTGCGCTGCCCTCCCTTATTTTGTTTGAAACTTTTGCAATTGTGTCCATGTCCTTCTTGAATTGGCTTCCGAATCTTCCAAACAAAATGTCCTTTGAAGCATTGTCAAGCTTCCCATAGTTTTGCAAAAATTTGTTGGTGCTGAATACGTCACCTGTTTCATCCTGTAGGCCAGCAACTGCCTTACCCATCCTTGAAATATAAGCAGCCGATACGGCTTTCTGAGCATCCTTGGGTACGGCGTTGAATACTTCACGCAGTTTTGTTGGTCCGTTATTCGCGCCACTTATTACGGCTTGGTACGCATCCTCTGGATTCTTATTCAGGATCACAGATTGGATCGAATCCATTGTGTCGTGGAATTTCTTGGTATAAACATTCGCCTTCTTAAAGGCAGCCTGAGCTTCTGGTCCTTGTTGGGCTGCTGCGTTCTCAAGATCCCTTGACAATGCCCCATATAGACTCTTCCATTGTGCCTTGGGTACATCTGGAGCTAGGTCAACTGTAGCTATCTTTTCGCCAACCCAAGAGCGCAGATCGCGCAATACATTAAATGGAATTTCGCCAGATGGGCTTAATTTCTTTGTCTCCTCAAGTCCATTGAGAAGCGATGTCAACTGCGTATTTGAAATTGATGCTTGCAGTTCTGGTGAAGCATTGCCAAGTCTATTTACAAACTGGTATAGTTGCCCCATAGTTTCGTCCGAATTAATCGGAGTGCGCTCTGGCATGTATTGATCAAATCGAGCGTAAAGAGCCTTTTGGGTCTGCCTAGCCCTGGGTACAAACACTTCAGAGAATCCCTTCTGGATTGCCTTGCCTGCCTCAACTGGTTCTGTAATTGGCGATAGCTGAGTTCTTAGTTCCTCAACCTTCTTGCCTACCTCGGCCTGCTGTGCCAATCCCTTCTCCCTCATTTTCATCATTCCGCCTGGATACCTGCCAACTGTTGTTTCAATAGATTGTGTCAGGGGATTTTCAATTGCCTGACCAAAAGTTGGAGTAGTTCCAGCCTGACCATATAGCTCAATATTCTTGGCAATCTGTTCCTGCGTCTTCCCACCGCGAAGCATTCTTAATATTAAATTCCTAGATGTTTCAGTTGCTCCAGCAGTTCCAGCAATTGCTGCTGGTATTGTAGAAACTCCAAGCTGCTTGGCAGTAGATGCTACTTGAGCCATTCTTGAAATTGGCGAAGGAGCTATTGATCCAGCCAAACCAACAAGCCCCTGCTCCAGCGGACTTGCGCCAGCTTCTCCAGCAGCAGCAGCAGCTCCAGATCCAAGTCCACCGCCAGCAACCTGCGTCTTTGGCGAAGCACCAAGTATCTCTCCAATTTTCTTAATCGCCTTAGGCGCGCCCTTCATCCCAGCCATAAACTGACCACCCAAAACGAGCGGAACCATCTCGGCAACTCCACCCACAACCCTTGACTCAACTCTCTCAAGCGGAGTCTCTGGTTTAGGTAGGCCAATCTGATTCTTGATATCCTCAAGGACTGCGCTGAGTTCTGGTATCTTCTTCTTCTCATCCCCTTGCGCCACTAGCGAATTATAAACCTTTGCTCCGATATCCGCCAAGAATGCGCCTGACGCACCTACGGCTGCGCCTGGAATCGCGCCAACACCAAAGAGCGTTGAACCAACTCCAGCACCAACAGCAGCCCCAACAGTTTCAGGCGTAATCGATTCACGCGTAATTAGGCCAGCCTGTCTACCCACCACCTCTGGAATGCTTCTGTCTTGATTGGCTGGAGCTTCAACCGAAATCTCCCCACCCTTACTATTTACTGGTATGAGTGCCATTGTTTTATTATGGGGCTAGCCTGAATTGCTGACCATTTATATTTACAATATCTCCATCACGCATCCCAGCAGCGCGAGCTTCGGCCTCAGTTTTAAATGCACTCCTTCTCTTCATTCCGAATGAACCAATATCTTCTGGATCTGCATTGGCATCAAGAACTGCTTGAACTGACTTAATTCCGAATCCATTGGCGCGAGCATCGGCAACAAACTTTCTTGCCAAGACCTTCTTCAGCTCGCCTAGTCTTTCTGGCGCAGCAAAGTTAATCACGGCAGTAGGATCTGCGATTGCAGTCATTAACACGTTTCTATCCTCCTGCGTCATCGTGCCAGGACCACCGATTGCAATACGCATTTGTCCAGCAAGGGCTGTCCTGATCGCGTCCGCGCGAGCCATGAGTCTTGGCCTAGCCAAAACATCGCCTGTTTGAACTTGATTGCCAAGGTCAAGGAGTTCGTCGATTCCACCAACAGATGAGACAAAGTTTGGCACAAGTCCGCGAACTTCATTGGCAGATTTCTCGCTGCTTGCCATTCCTTCAAGCCCAGGGATCTTGAGTGCGTTCTGAGCGATCTTCTTGGTCTGAGCATCTTCGTATCCAGACATTTTGCCAATGGTCTGCTCGGCAGCCATGCGTTCTGGCGAGCCTTCTGGAAATGAATTAATATACGATATGGCTTTCGCCTTCATCGGAACGAGTTGTTCCAATCTCTGCTGATAAATCGATCCAATATTCGCTGTGGCTGGAACTGTTCCGCCACCAAGACCCTCTGGTACTGGAAGTGTTCCAATAAGTTCGCCTAGTTGCTTGCTTGTCGCAGCCTGCGCAGCTTCTGTTCCAATCATCCTCTTGCGCATGTCTGCCTCAAGCTCTAGTGCAGGGCGCATCATTTGAGTTGCCATATCCTTTTGCATGACAGGGCCAGCAGCTCCTTCTGGAAGCGTAGCTGATGCGGATTGTAGATTCTTAACTCGCTCGCCAGCAGATGAAGCAAGCTCACCCTGCGTTGCCAAGTCCTGCTCCAGCGCGCTCCTTAGTCCGCTAAGACGAGCAGCCTCGATTGGCGCGTACTCAGGAGATGCCTTCCTTCGTTTCTCTTCTTCAGCAGCAATTTCGCCTTTTAGCTTCTCAACCCCAAGCATCCCCTTCTCTCTCTCGGCTTGGAGCGCAGCTTGTCCTTCTGGACTCTTTAGATACTCTTGCTCTGTATTGAATTTCTCAATTTGAGCGCGCAGGTAGTCCTGCTGCATCTTCTTTGTTTCACGCTCAGTTGCGACATCAGCTTGCTTCTGCCTTACAGCCTCTTCGTAGGCTGGGCTTTTATAAACAGTAAATGGTCCGAACTGTACTAGATCGGCCATGTTACGCTACTCCGCCAAGGGTGTATGATTTAAATCCGCTTGTTATTGGTGAAGCAAGATTCCCAATACCACCTGCGATCTGTGCGAATTGCGCAGCTCCAGATGGTTGCTGGCTTTGCGCTTGTAGATAATTTCCATATGTGCTGGCCTGATAATTCGCCAGCGTGTTATAAAGTGACGCAGCGGTTTGCTGTAATGCAAGCGGAGCATTTGGATTAGTTGTTTGATAAAATTGTTGTGCTGTGCTTGCACCCTGGCCAAAGCTACCAGGAAGTGCTTGGTTGGCTTGAATGTAGCTCTGAAACGCTGCGTTCTGTTGTGCAGTCCTTGCACTACCAAGATTGTAAAGCGATGGACCACCAGCAACAAAACCAGCAGCAGATCCAAGCCTTGTCTGTAACAACGCATCGCGGAGTGCGATATCGCGCTGTAGTGCGTCACCAGTTGTTTGGCCAGAAGACAGGAACTGAGAGGCTGCTCCGAATCGCGCAAGTTTGCGAGCCTCGCCAGCAGCACCAGATTCAACAGCTTCCTGAACGGCAGGAGCGACACCAAAGATGTTGCCTCGAACTGTCTGAGCTGCGCGAGCTGCCTGCTCGTACTGCCTGCGCTCATCCGCACCAAGCGTAGAACCAAGTCTTAATTGATTTAAAGCTTCTTGCTCAATCTGGCTTCGCAGGTCTTCGGTCTGTTGCGATGTAGTTGCAGGCAATTCTTCAGTTGCTAATTTTCTGTATTTCTCGCCAAGAGCAACGGCTGTCTCGTAAGCTTTCGGATCAATCTGTTTTAGCTGATCGCTTGCGCGTTCCTCTGGAAGTTTAAGGAATTCCCTAAAAGAAGTGATTTCCTTCTGGCCAGCGGTATCCAATGCGGTGATTGGTTTAAACCCTGCAACCTGCGACTGTGCAGAGGTGATTGCCTCGTTGACGCTTCTAATATCTTCGTTGAGAGTTTTGAGTGATGCCTCAAGCGGAGCGCGCCTTGCGTCATCGGCTTTTAGCTTTGAAAGCAATTCGTTGGTTGAAACAATCTTGTCGTTAATGCCGACAATCTGAGTATTGCCTCGATCAAGAACCGACTTGAGCGAATTTAGTTTTGCTTCGTTGTAATCGTTTATGATCTGATCGTCGGAAACTTGGAAGTTAAGCTTTGTGCCAAGGTTGGACGCGCCATAGTTTCTTTCTCCAGATAGAGCGGTTAATGCACCACTTAGTCCAGTTGCTCCAGCCCTAATCTGGCCAGCAGCAGTATTTAGTTCGCCTGCTTGCTTGGTGTAGCTCTCGTCAAGCTTTCTGGCTGCTACTGCTTCTGCTGATTTAAATTCTTCGTCTGCCAAGTACTTGTTGTAAGCATCATCAAAATTCTTGGCCATTCCTGCTTGGTCTTTTGCGTACATTGTATAAACTTTGCCGTCATGCCTATGGGAATAGGTGGAAACACCAGCTAGGAATTGGTTGTAGTCAGGAACTCTAGGACTTCCGTCTACATTGCCTGGGCTTCTTCCGCCACTCGGATAAAGTGCCATTATGCCAGCATCGCCACCAATGCTTGGCTTATACTGTTTTTCAAAAAATTCTTGTTTTGATAATACTGCCATATTAAACACTCATGTTCGGATTGGAAACATTTGTTCCAATGGTTGAGAAATAATCGACAGGAGCTGCGCCTTGTGAGAACGCGACTTCTGGTTGAACTGCGCCGTATGGGCTTTGACCATAAAGACGAGCAAACTGAGTTGCCATCTGCTGACCAAGACCCTTGTTCAAAGCAAACGCTTCTGGCGAGTACTCGTACTGCCTACGAAGCGATTCCAAGGTACGCTGTGCGCCGTATTGGCGTTCCAGCTCAAGGTTTGATTTGACGGAAGAAGCCTGGTCTAGGGCGGACAATTGCCTCTCCAGCTCCCTCTGCTGGGGCATATACTGCATGCGAAGCTTGTTCTCAAGCTCGGCCATAGCAGGAGATTTCTCGATATAGGTATCAATGTTCTTACGATACATTTCAGCATTAGCCTGCGCTACTGCTGTTGGGTCTGGCGGTGGGGGCGGTGATGGAATTGATGGTGATCCGCCCATATTAGTTCAATGCCTTTCTCATAAATGTATTGTAATCGTACTCCTTTTGTTTGCCTAAACGTTTAAAAGTTATGCGCTTGCGTGGTCCGAATCGATCCAACAGGATCAATAGCAAGCCTTTGAGTGGGGCTACCGACTCAGCATTTCTAATACCACTAGTAGCACACAAGTCAACAAAGATATTGTCTCCATGCTCGTCGTGGACGTAGTGACCTACTTCAGAGCCACTATTTACGCACCTAGCTAGGGCAACGCCTAAAATCTCATCATTCCTGTTCCTCAATGTACCCATAAGTCCCTGTTTATCAAACCATGCCACCCACTCCCTAAAGTTAGGCCACATCGCCTCGGAAACGCCGCTTTTCTCAAGAAACTCTACCTGGGTCATATGTTTTGCTGAATCTGAATTGTATCTGGATTCGCTGCCATAATAACCCCGCGAATAGAGAGCTTCCTACTAGCAGCCTCAACTTTCATCTTGATATTGCGCCACTTGTCATATGACCTAAGACTATCCGCCCTACGCTTGACAACCTTCGCGCTTAGTGTGGCTGGGAGCGTAAATGGGAGCGTCAATCCGTCAGGCGAGGTTGTGTCGACATTCGTGCCAAGAATAATATCGTTACCATCTGTATCCCTGCGAATGCTTATCGTTGTGTTGGTAGATCCAGAATTAAAGAATTCAACCTCGTAGTGGGATCCGTACTTCAGCGCAAAGCGATCATCAAATTCATACGCCTTGGTTACCAACCTGCTTGTATAGCCAGTGCCAAAGTCTTGGAACCCTGTATTGATGTCAACTGAATCTGAATCCTTATAATCCGTAAGGTGACCAATCCTTGAGTTGGTTGTGCCTACGCAAAGCTTAATTGTGTTTGTAGAGAATCCAGAAGTAAAGCTTGTCTCAACCATCCTTGCTGCTGCTACTTCCCACAAGCCTTCGAAGCAATTGAAGATTGAGTTGTACACCAATATGTGGCTTGGATTTGTTGCTGAATCTAGGGGTATGGCGAGGAGGTATCGATTGTTATGGAATGTGGCATTGCAGGTATCGATAAAGCTTCTGTTGATCCTTGCGATGATGTCCTTAACTGGCTCGCTTATTGTGAGTCCC